TCCACGGTAAACGCGCACGAAGCACCGTCACCCTGATTATCGGCTGCCGTAGATACCCATTTAAAGTCGGCGTCACCTCGCAAAGGGGTGGTTTCATTTTGAGCATACGTAACTACTGGCGTAGAGGCTTCTCCCGTACCGTCCACCGGATTTACACCGGCGGCATCATTATAAACGATCCAATCACCAACACCATTAGACGCGTCTGAATTATCGCCAGAAAGGTAGTTAATACCGCCCGATCCACCGCCACCAAATTCTGCCCAGGCTCCGGAGATGTACTGCCAGGCTCCTGCTGCGCGTGAAGTTCCGTCACTAACGAAAATGTCACCTTCGGCAGGTGAACTCGGGTCTGCGCTTTGGGGGTCTATATTTATGGAGTTTTTAAAATTAGTTGAGCCTGTAGCCATTATTTATTCCTTTTCTTTATCGTTTACTTCATTTACTATTTTATGTATTAATTCGTGAACCTCATTATAAGGTTTTTGTTGGAGGTAGTCTATAACCTCTTGTAGTAGTTGTAAATCTATTTCCTTCTTACTCATAGTTCTCCTAATAGCTTTAATACGCCTAATATACAACCTGCTGTTATTGATATGTATACTAGCACACTCTTAAGTAAAAGTAACGCTTTACGAGGCTCTTCCAGTAGAAGTATTCTCTTCTGGTTATCTCTGTGTAGGGACTCTAATTCTAATATGTCGGTTCTACGCATGTGTTGAGCCAGATTGTTGTCGATACTGTCTAATCGAGAGTCTGTAGATTCTTTCAGATCCTCTAGTCTTTGAATTATTAGATCTTCTTTTTTCATTTCTTCTTCTTCCGAAACTTGAGTTTAGTTTGATGCTTGATCTGACTCGGCGCGGAGCGCAAGCTTCTTTCCGTATTGTTAAACCGCTTTACTATGGTTTTTAGTACAATACTCAATAGAGCCAGGGGAACGAAAATTATATTTACTGGTGTTAATAATAAGGCTTTTAATAGTTTAATCATTTTCAATCCTATCGAAGCCGAACGCTTTAACGTCAAATCTATCTACACCTGTTACGTTGTCGTTAATACGTATTGTGATCTTCTTAGTACTGTTAGCCGGGAGTCTTATACCATAAGGTAGACCGAATATATCGGTAACGTCCAACAAGGGAATGTACGCCTCACTAGTACTCACTACGTTCTTGGCTCTAAAAGCGTCGGCACCCGAACCAAATGTAGGCTCAAAGTTACAGAGTTGTACGAAGTCAAAGTTACTTTTAAGAAGAGACGCTATTACGACACTACCTAATTCAGCGTCTTCATACAGAAGTTCACATCCGTTAGTTAGCGCCGTTATATTACCGAAGTTATTTAATGTAGCACCTGCGTCAGCTATTGTAAACGCCAGGGTCTGAATGTATCTATCACCGTCAGATCCAGACGTTATGAAAAATTCTACACTGGTGGTAGATCCATCTACGCGTAGGTCTTCGTCGCCTGTTGTAGTGCCGTCATCTGTTAAAAAGGCTACAAATGGACGTAGAGATACGTTCATCTCTTTAGGAGGTACGTTTGTTGACGTAACCTTTAGAGACCGTGAAGAATCGAATTCGGCTTCTATGTCTGTGGTCGTGTCTACTATGGTGGTCTTTATTCCCATTAAGACGCTTCTTTTAGGTGAACCGTTATTACACAGTAAGCCTTGATCGTACCAGAAGAAAGTTTAGGATCTAGATAGATGCCTAATGTCGTACCTCTCGGTAGTACTTTATTGATGTTTGCGACTAATCTTGTAGACGTTCCCGTATAGTATAAACCTACTTGTTCCGCAGTAATTGTCCCACCGCTTTTTCCGGCATACATGTCTGCGGCTAAGGCTTTTTCAGAACCGTAGTTTCTGTTAGCTTGAAATCCGATTGCCGTAGCGTCTGTAAGTAAATCTCCACCGGTTACGTCTTTATAGGTTTTTACTTCCGGAGAATCTGATACAGTACCAGAACCCGTAGCGACAATCATGTTTTCAATGATTAGATCCTGGGCTTCGTTGTTTTTAATGTACATCATCGTGCCTGCGGCAGAAAAGGTAATTTCACCGGAGTGAATATTCCATGCCGTCCCTTCTAAGGCAGCGTGTGCTACATCCGTTCTAGAAATTGATTGTACGGTTGCTCTGTTGTTATTGTCTATTTTTAGACCTTTACCGGTCCCTGTTGAATCTTCTATTTTCATAGTGCTACCCCTGCTCCGTGAAAGGAGTAAATTATTGTTACTATTACTTTATTGGTGTTAGCGCCCGTTGCCTGAACACTTACTGTTTTATTTGGTGTTACGATTAAACCACCTTCATAACAAAAACACGATTCTCTGTTACTTCCGTTAAAGGCGGCATCAAGTTCTACACGGTCCGTACTCGTTACAGCAAGGTTGTTAGACGCGCCTCCCTCATAGCAGGTAATGCTTTCTGAGAAGTTTGCACCGAGGTTCATATTCTTTGGTGAAATAGATGTACCGCCGCTTGAGTACACATCATTTACAGATAGTCTAAATTCTATATCGGCGTTACTTTTAACGTATACGTCAACTATTTCCATATCTTTATTACCTGTGGCATTTTTAAGGAAAGCGATGTCTACGGTATTAGCGTCAGATAGCGTCGTTTCAAATTTGGCTATGTAAAGGTTTTTGTGATACGTACTGTGATGGGCGTTATGACTAACGTATACTGCTTTTGTTGCCAATCTACCGTGATCATCGACCTCGGCTTTGTTTCCCGTGCCTCGTCCGTCTTGTATTATTCCACTCATTTTATTTCATCCCCTGTTATTATACTCATGTATTGGTTCAATATTTTTAGTTCATCTTTTATGTCACACAGTAACATGTTGTTTTCTATACTTCTATTTACTTCGTTATCCGTTGCTTTTACGGTAACTTCTTGTTGTATGATGTTATCGGGATATCCAAAGATCGTTATGGTTGTTGATGTAGATACGCCAGAAACATAAATTCTTATGTATTCAAAAGCTCTTATATCTATACCTTCATTATTATTACCTAAAGCTACTTGTTCCCAGGAACCACTTCTTCCTATCTTTCCCTCTACGAAAAACATACCTGACGGCTTGTTTATGTCTATATGCAAAGATAATATATCACCAACAAATAAACCATTCTCGTCACCGGCATAACTATTTTCAGTCAGTGTAAACTCTCGTCTGAATGGTACTTTATCGGATCTTGCCATGGACTCTCTTTGTTAAATTAAAAGCCTTTTTAAATCATGCTAAGGATTAGGCGTGGAGGTCGCCCCAACGTTTTATACTCTTTCAGAAATTTTACTTCCGATAACTAGGATGTGACATACAGCATCTTTAGCCGTAGTACCATCAGTACTGTCAAAAGTATTTACAACAAATACTGTTGATGACGTAATAGCTACTTGAGCTACTGTGTCTGCTGTTGCTGTAGTAACGATTACAGAGTAATCACCTTCGGCTAATGCCGGGATTGTACAAGTTTTTACACCTGTTCCAGTGTCTACAACACTTACCTGATTTTTATCTAGACCTGTAACGGCAGTACCGGCAGCGTTTACGATAAATGTTAGGATTTCTACTTTTCTTTGATTTGAATCGATTGATCTTTTCATGGTATCTCCTGTAACCCTTATGGAGGGAGTAGTCTACTACTATTGTTAAAACCCGGCTTTTACACCGGGCGTATTAAATTATACTGCTAAATTATCAAGTTGACCTTGAAAATGTGGGTTAATGAAAAGGTCACAGTATCCACCGTAACGTGCTTCATAACTATCACCTGATTCTCTTAAGAATACAGTACCATCTTCGTCAAACCACTCAAATCCACCTGGACGTTGACAAAGCTCAATGTGCTTGTCATTAAGGAAAAGCATCTTTTCGTCAGAAACAAATCGTGAAGCCATAACAGGAATTGCTCCGTCTGGACTCATGTACTCAACACCAGAAAAAGAAACAGAACCTTTGAAGGCTTTATCTTTTGCAGGAAGTTGGTATCTTTTGTGATCTTCTAAAAGATTAAGAAGTTTAATGTACTGGTGAAAAGAAGTAAGGATAAGGCTTGGAGACTCACCTGATTGTCTTTTAATATTAACAACAACTTCATTCATAAGATCAGTACTAAGAGCAGCACTTGATGCATCTTTAGAGTAAGATTGCCATCTACGTCCAATAGTGATTCCTTTGTAAGAACCAGAAGAAGCTGCGATAACGCCTTCAAGACCTGCAAGCTCATTATCTTTAGAACCTTGCATATAAAGAGACTCTTCAAATGCTGTTGCCGTAGCCGCTGCATCGTCTGCAAGAAGTGCAGAAGTTCCTACTAAACTGATCTCAACGTCAATGCTTCCTGGTACTGCTGATTGAACAACAATGTCTACAACTTCAAGACCTGTAGCCTCTGTACCTGCGTTAAGGATATCACCAATTTCAATTGATTCAATTTGTGCAAGGCTATATCTTGCAGCAGTATCAAAAGATACTACGTATGGAGAACCAGAAGTTCCGGCACCTGTTACGTCAGAATCTGTAGAGATACCTGTAATTAGAACACCAGATCCATCAAGAGGTGCTCTTGTGATCATTCTTTCTAAATTTCTGTTGAAACTTTTAGTAGCGATCTTAACTGGAAACTTAGTCATTCTTACAAATGCACCTTCGTCAGATTTAGCTGCTTTCATTGTTTCACGATCGATAGACGTTACTGCATACAATTTTTTAGTTGTAAGTGTCGCTTTACCGATTTTGTTTTCGTTTGCTGTAGGAAGAGATCCTGCACCAACACCACCACCGATTGACTGAATTACCGGTCTTTCGATTTGAGATCCTACGAAATCTTGTTTCTTACTGATTCTTGCGAATAGTACGTTATCCATGTTAAATTGTTTCTCAATCAATTTACCATATTTTACTTTCATTAAATTCGACTCATTTGAAGCCGAGTATGTCCAACTGCTCATTTTTTAATCCTTGTTTTATAAAAAGTCTTCTAGTTCAGGATCTATATCATCAAGATAATCATCCTGGAGACTTTTCTGTTTGTTAATTTTTTTAGCAGGAGCTTTTTTACTCTCTACTTTTTTTGCTAACTTCTGTCCCACTGAACTCTTCTTAGCGTTTTTCACGGCTTGGACAAATACTTCGTTCAGATCTTCATCTGTAAAGTCTGGGTATTTTTCCTTGACGTTAACAAGCTGTTCAATCCACTCTTCTTGGTCAGTAATTTGCTCCGCAGAGGCGTTTATAACCGATTCCGCTTGATCATACATACGACTATATTTAATAGTGTCTGCTACAAGTTCCGGAGTCACGTTTTCACCGTCTTCTGAAGTTTTACTTAACATTTCTTGAGTTTCTTGCCAAGTTTGTTCATCTATATTTTGAGCTTCCCGAATAGAGGTGATAGAGTTTTGAAGTTCCTGATCGGCTTGCTCCTGGACTCTACGCTGTCCCTCGGACTCATTTTGTTGTTGTAGGTAGTCGTTCTGGTTATTAAGGTATTCGTTTTGAACCTCAACCGCCGACATACTTTCTCTTCTTACTATTTCTGGTCTTAATGCAGCAATTAATTGTTCCTTAATCATATAAGGTGCAACACCTGCAAATTCACCAAAAAACTGCATGGCTCCTACTGAATCACCGTCTTTTAATTTTCCGGCAAACGTTTCAATATAACCATTTATTTCTTCAACATCTCCATCTACTTGCTTTGTCTTAACGTCAAGCTCTGTAAAACGTTTTGATATTTCTCGTTGACCAATACGGTCGTTCTTTAAATCTTGAAGTGTATATGTATCACCATCTTCGTCTTTAAACTCTAAGCTTCCGTCTTCGAGTTGCTTATTAAAGTCATCCATTCTTGCTTGGTAGTCAACGTCTTCTTCAACTTCTTCTTTATCGTCGGAGCTTTCGTCTTGCTCCTCTTTTCCCTCTTCTGGGTCTTCTGTTTCTTCTTTGTCTGATTCCGATGCATCTATTGGATCTGATTCTCTATCTTCACCACTCTCGTCATTATCGTTAGCGTTATCTTCACTAGCGCCTTCAAGATCGTCTCCAGAATCGCTTTCTCCACTTTCAGTTTCAGTGCTTTCATCAAAATCTCCCTCTTCAATTACGTCGTCAAAAGGATCTGAGGACATATCTACGTCCGTGTCCATGATTACTTCATCTACGCTAATGTCTCCATCACTCATGCTTTCCTCCATTTGGTACTAATATAATACCATTTATTTATAAATTCAAGTAAATCCCTGATTTTATTCTTTAACGTCGTCTTTATCACCACCTGGAATGGCTCCGGTGACTTCTTCGCCTCTATTACTTTGACCTTGTACCATTGCTTCTTGATGTGCCGCTGATACCGGTGCTTGTGAGTTACTGTGATAGAAAATAGGAAATAACCGTAATTCCGCTATCTTAGACTGAAATAGGGGATTGGTTTGCATCTTTTCTAGAATTAATTGCTCGGTTACGTATAAATGCTTCTTCATTGCCGCTTTAACGTCTTCGCCGGCTTCTTCTTTAAATGATCGAGACTGTAGGGAACGTACATGACTTTCCCAATGTGCAATATGATCTTCCCAATCTTCCGGTAGACCAACAGGTTCTCCGGACATAATGTCTTCATTCTCAGAATCTGCTGCTTGAATAGCTTCTGTCGCTAATTTCAGCATACGTTCAGAACTACCTAAATCTAGTAATTCTTCCCAGCGTTCCGGTGAAAATAGTGTAGGGTTACGTTGCATTGTATCCATAATACGTTGAATCTTAGCTGATTTAGTTTCAGGTAGACCCGTTGAGTTATCGAATCGGATATCGTAAGACTTACTTAGATTAGCTACATCGAAGTGCTTAATTAAGTGTTTATTACCTTCTCCGACGATTCTTAACATACGTCCATCGTCTACAGAATAATTATCAGCAGCGACGCTTACAGACATCTTTGCGATATCGAGAACCAGAAAAGAATGTTTAGAAATGTCCGTAGAGTTTCTTTCGTTTTCTAATTCGTTTAGGAATTGTAAAGCAGAAGCTGCTGTAATGCCTTTAGGGACTTCGCCGCGTGAGACGCCTTGAGATCCGTAAACCGTTTGCATATCTTGTTTGATTTGTTCTCTGAATGTGTACACCTCAGCCGGGTTTGGTGCAACCTGCGCTAACTGTGGGGGTATTGGACCCTGATACTGTACGATTGTATTGTCGTTACCTAACTGCTCGATTTTACATGCACCTTTAGGCATGAGCCATTTTGCGTGTGCCGTTAAGTATATATTCTTGGCAATAAGTGTGCTGATGTTGTCATACATTTTTTGAAGTGGCAAGATCGTCTCATAATTAGATACGCCGTTTAGTACATTTGGAATATCTTGATCAGTAAGTCTAACTAAATTTAGTTTACCGTGAGTAAATTTCTTCACTTGTACATCTAAGATACAGTGTTTAGTAAATTCGATATATACGTCGTGACCTAACTCTGCGGTATCTTTATGGTAGAACTTATATACTATAGTGTGATCTTCAAGTAATCTATCTTCAAGATTCTCTATGTCAAACATTTTTAGATCGTCTTCTTTCTTAATTTTGTCTGCTTTATCAGGATGTCTGTCTTTTAGCTTATCTACCTGTTCTGTAGTTATTCTAAAGTTGTATTCTACTTCTTCTATTTTATCTTTACGTTGAAGTAACGTTCTCCACGGTAGCTCTACGTCATAAGAAATATCACCAGTTCTGATAGGTTTACTTAAGTCTTTAATAGATCCGTCAGAAAGGACTATTTCCTTAACACCTTCATTTCTGGCTTCTACGTAGTCGGGATCTAGGTCACCGATGTTTTCGTCGTAGTCGATAAACATAAAACTCTCTCCGAAGATACGACAATGTCTGTGCATTTGTTGGATCATAAAATCAAGATTGTTTATGTAAAATAAATGTTTCACCAAAAGTCCAACGACCTTAGCGGAAGCTCTATCCTCGTATTCATCATTACTTGGAAGGACTTGAACCGCAGGCTTTAGTCGGGACCGGAAGCTCTATCCTCGTATTCATCATTACTTGGAAGGACTTGAACCGCAGGCTTTAGTCGGGACATTTGAGAAACCTTCGTTTCCGTTAAATCTCTTAAGTGATTGACTATCAGTTTGTTGACACGTTGCATACGTCTCCCGTTACTGTAGTCTCTATTACGGTCCGCACGGTTCAGGCTCAGTCCTCGGTATGCAGTTAAATTCATGCGCTGTGTGAGTGTTCGAGTTTTGGCGTTCTGCGTTAGGGCGTCTTTCACTTGATTTAACCAAGACAAAAGGTCTTTTTCGTTTTTTGATTGGAAAATTTTATAGAATGGTTTTACTTTTTCTGCTAGTTCGTAGTCGTCAATTTCGTCAAATAGATCGTTAGACATTTAAAATCCTTATATTGAAAATATTTCTTTATCGTCATCGTCCAGAGCAAATTGAGGCATTTCATCCTCAACTTCTTCCTTATACATTTTATTCTCTTTCTTAATGGCTTCTTCCGAAGTTGCCCAGGAGTCCTTTTTAAGAAATTCAGCATTGGCTCTATCGATCTCTTCGTCAATCGGTATCATCTGTACTGTATGTGTCGCTTTCTCTTTAGCTACCATCATTATTATCGAAACTATACTTAATAATAAAGCTAGTGTCGAAATGATACCACACGCTATTAATATTCCTAATTCCATATACCCTCCAAAGTTGGTACCATAGTAGTACTATCGGCGCTAATAGTCAAGGCTTTGTAATCGGGTAACCAGAAGAAAAACCTTAATTATACTTGACAGTATAGTAATTTCTGTTAACATAGTTATAACGAAGTTAAACATCACTTGCCTAACGGCAGACATATCAACAACTTAGTTATGACTTAGTTAGTCAAAATCTATATTAAATACTCCCGACATCCAATCTTCATTAGCGTCTTCTTCATGCCAAGGAGCACGTTTACGACCTTGCCGTATCGCTTCTTGATCACTCTTATACCTAACGGCGTCTAACACCTCATGCATATTATAATTAGCCGCACCATTGAAATACCTGAAACAGTCGATTAAGGTATCTTACCTTTATCGTCTAGTGCATACTTTTCTATTTCGTTACACAAGTTCACACATCTGTCGCTTATCTTAATTAAACCGTGAATCATCTGATCCTTAATCAAGCTAAGTCCTTGTTCTTTATCGTTATGGTTCTTCATAGTAGGTTGGAAGTATACATGATACTGATCCATCACTTCATTGATAAACCATGCCGCAGCCTCATCAGCCACCTTAGTCCAATCATCATCAACACTACTTCCTGGATATAAACTCAGGCACTTAGCTTCCATTGCCGGATATATTCTTCTGGTAGAGGTCTGTCTCTGATCAGTCACGTATAGCTCATCCATTACATAGACTTGCTTACTGTACGGGTTCATTGCACATAATAATCCACCGAAGCAGGTTGTCGTACCCGGGTCTGTTATTAGATACCACTCCATACGCCTCAGATCCTTCTGTAACGTGTCCAACAGGTCTTTATGTGAGAACACATGCAACCTACGGTCAAACATCGGGAAAATGGATCTCTTACCGCCTCTGATGACCTTACTAAAGTACTCTAGCTCAACAACATCTTCCTCACCACGCGCTCTTAGTTGCTTTATTTCCTGGTCGATGATCAGTTTCTGGGCAGGTAGGTGATTTATTGGATTATCGAAGGTAGTTCGTTCAGCAACGTACCATTCTTCGGGGTTATCGTTAGCGTATTCGAGGATCTCGTTGTATTGATCCATGTTCTTATTCCCGGCACGGGGCTTAGTACCGATAATCATTAAAGGTGCCGCTTTAGCCGCTCTGTTTGGAGCAAACTCTGTATGCCATCTGTGATTAAAGGCTTTAAACTCATCGTATACGGCAATAGAGGGTGTTAATCCATTGGCAACCTGATAGTTATCTGATCCAACTACTTGAATAAAGGAACCGTTCTTAAACAGGACCTTCATTTCCTGGTCTTTAACACCAGATCTACCGCGAGACTTGTCCAGGTACTTATCTGTCTCTTTACCCATGAATCGTTGTATTCTTCGTGTATCCCAGACGATCTTTCTTGCGTGATTTGCTTCTGGACCAATGTAATAACAAGCGCTTCCAGGGTTTAACAGTGCATGTCGCCATAATACGTAGGCAACTAGCTCGGTCTTTCCCCATTTACGTCCACAGGATATGAATATTGAATTTATCTCGTTAGTAGGATCGTATAGAGGCTTTAATTGCTTTATCTGATCATCATGTAGCCGGGATTTAAGCCCTACTTTAAGACCGTCACCGAATGGTGCATTAAGATCTTCCATTATCTTTAGATATAGGTGTTCATCCGGTGTGAGTAGGTGTAGCTTATCGTCATCCATTAAATTGCCGACGCCGCTCTATGTATAAAATCAACAATATAGACATAAGGTACGATATAAGGCTCAGATGGGTACATCGGAGATCCGGCAAATAGAACACCGATAACTTTACCGTATTTGTTACACACTGGTGATCCTGAATTTCCACCAAACGCCATTGCTGATATTTGGAAGGTGTCGAATCGTGATGGACCTATCATTATGTACTTAGCTTCGATTATGTGACCAAATCTTATGGTCTTGCCGATGCCTCGTGGGTAACCTACTAGAATCACTTCGTCTAGAGGTTTTGCGGATGTTTTAGAGATGCTCAGACCATCTTTTCGGTCACTTGATACAAGACAGAGGTCATGTTTCTTGTCTATTTCTAATATGGTACCTACATAATTACCAAATTGAATACGATCTCCGTATAATCTCTGGTTAGTTAGACATACGTGACGGTTAGTTAGGATGTACACATTCTTACCGAACTTTACGTGAAATCCAGTAGCTAGGCGTTGTCGGTGTATGATACTGTAAAAAGGTACTACATGTGGAGCAATGTCTTTAGCCGGATCTAGTTTCTTTTGTGGTTTTGGTTTAAGTGCTGCTGTTAGTATGACGGCTAGAAGTACGCACAACAGGAGTTTAATTAGGTGTTTCATCTTTTTCCTCTTCTTTTAAATTAGCAAATGGATCAGCAGATAGTTTTTTCTTTAGTTCTTTATCATCCAGTGGTTTTTCGGTATTTTCAATAATGTCGGTAGGCGTACCGTCGTCTAGACGTAGAATGTTGTCTAGGGTTTTTAGAATGTCGGCGGCTCTG